GCATCATCGACAAGACTGATGACCTGATCATTAAGAACAGTTCCCCACGTATTAGGATTATCACCATCCCCTTGTTTTGTCAGTCTTATATTTGAAGTGTACGTTGATGCCATTTTCTTCTCCTACTTAAAATATGGGTTCTTATCATAGGGAACACTCATCTCTCCTCCAATAAGTCCACATGTTACTTTATCTGGAAAGGATAGCATAAATAACCACCTTCCAGAATTTTGATTTAAAAACAATTCCGAAAGATTTCCATTCTTATCTACTCCCCACCAAACTTTAACTGTTTGTAACCTATCTTTTAAATCTTGATATACCAAATTACTATGAGAACACATCATATTCTTTTGAAACATACGAGGAAAAATCTGTGTTTGATCTGGCATACTCTCTTGTGCATTTGTATTAGATGCAAAAGTAAAAATTACTCCTAAACAAATAATTGCAAATATAGTTATCAATAAAGTTTTCATCTGTTCCTCTTATAATGTTCTATACTTGTACTATCAGGCCATACATTATATTGTTCACCTTCATTAAAAATTTCTGAATGTACTACTTTAAATTCATCTAAAGTATTACAATTATCTATAGCAGTACATATTGTATTACAAAAAGTACGAATAGAAGCAACATATTGTATTACATCATTTGGAATTGCTTGTGTATTATCATATACATATCTTTGAGTTAACCATGCAAAATATTGAATCTGTCTATATGCTTCATGGTCTGTTGCTGCTTTACTATTTATCTTTAAGTCTGATAAATCTTTTTCAGTTATCGTAAAATCTTCATCAACTGTTTCTTCACTTGCATTCCACGTATAAGAAGAAGATCCCATATCATAAAAATTAGTATCTGGTGAAGTCTTTCTTTTCACATCATAAATATGAATTCTTTTCTTTTCTTCTTTTGTATACATGGTAAACATATTAGATGGATATCTTACATTATCCAATATAATAGATTTAGGACTATAATATATTTCTTCTACTGTTCCATCTTTAACTAAAGCCCACATTTTTAACTCCTATTTATATTTTATTTCTAAATCTTGTTTAATACTTTTAAAAGGATCTAACCAAGTTCCATATTTTTGTTGTCTATATAAAGTTACACTATCATAATAAGGAGACTTATTTCCCGGTAATGCCCATATATAATAAGATAATACTGGAACTATAATCCATGTTTCAATTCCCATTGCTGCTGATAAATGTGCAACACTTGTACAGGAAGAAATAACAAGTTCACATTCACTAATTGATTTTCTAGTAGTTTGCCAATCATCTAACGAAGCCTGTTTCATCCATTCTGGTTTTAATTCTGTATCTTTATCTCTTTGTAATGAAACACAATCATATCCTTTAACTGCATCAAATAATAAATTAGCTGGAAAATATCTATGTTGCTCATGTTCAAATTTTGGATTACCACTCCATCTTACTCCTATTCTTCCTGGTATAGTATCAGCAGTACGAGAAATATAGGGAGTTCCTTTTAAATCTTTATATTCATAACCTAAAGCTACTATTGAAGACATTGAAGGAAGCCAGTAATCGTGATAGACTTTACAAGCAACATCATGTTGTACTACTGCAAACTCTTCTGCAAAAATTGATGCTATTTCTGTTGAACAAGAAATTATAACACGATTCTCCAATTCTTTTAAATCAAAAGCAAATCTATAACTTTTTATTTGATCTCCTATTCCTCCTTCTAAACTTAATAAAACTGTTCCAGATTCTTTATTCCAAATAGGTTGTTTAGATCCTATATGTCTATTTCCAAATACATTTTCAAATCTACCTTTATCTAATAATTTATGTCCTTCCAATAATTTACCTTGACGTAATAAATACCAACCTCGATTAAATGCTGCACGATTACAAGTTGGAGTCTCTTCCTTTAATTGTTGAGCAATCAACCAACCCTTTTTAAAATCACCATGAATACCTGCATCAAGTTGTTCATCTAATTTTCCCATACTATCTTACACCAAAACTCCAATCATAACCTGCACTAACAGCCCTCCAATCTGACTCAGACCCAACTTGATTTGGAGAACTAAGAAAAGCTGTTGTATTTCCAAGACCTAATTGACCACCATCATTTCTTCCCCATGTCCATAAAGTTCCTGTTTCTCCATCTCCAGAATCTCTGATACCAATACAATGCCCTCCTCCTATTTGAATATCTATCCAATCAGAACTATCTCCTATTTGAATAGGAGAAGAATAAGAACCTCCTGCACCTGAAGAACTTGTTGCAAGCATTCCATTATAATTATAACCCCATCCCCAAATTGTTTCATCAGTTTTTAACACTACAACAGTATATCCATTAGACCCAAGAGCAGCTATTTTTGACCAATCTGTTAATGTACCAACTTGAACAAATGTTCTCCTATTAGTTGTAGTTCCATCTCCATTTACTCCACCACCACCATTGCCGGTTGAATACATAGCACCTCCTGCAATGGCAAAAGAATTATCGGCAGCACCTTGACAACTTGTCCAATTTGTAGCTGTTCCAATTTGAACAGGGGAACTAGAGGTAACCCCATCTTGTCCATTAGCTTCACTACCACCCATTGTAAATAACTTTCCATCACGAATACCCATACCAGTATTCTTTCCTATTCCCGTATCAGTCCAGCCTGTGTCAGAGCCTATTTGTATTGGAGATGAGTAGTTTGTTTTATCACCGTTACCTAATTGACCACTCCAATTTCCTCCCCATCCCCAAAGAGTTCCATCAGTTTTTATAGCAAGAATTGCCCCATTTCCACCAGTAAGTCTATCCCAATCAGTTAAGGAACCGACCTGCACTGGAGAGGAATAATCTGTTAAATTCCCAACTCCCATTTCTCCATATGTTTGGTTTCCTGTTGCCCATGTAGTATTGTCAGCTTTAACAAAATGATTAGTGGCATCTCCTGGTGACATTATTCCATTCTGAATATTTAATCCTCCTGCCCAATCCGTTAATGTACCAACTTGAACCGGAGATGATCTATTGGTAGTGTCACCAAGACCTAGTTCACCACTACCATTAAGGCCCCATGCATATAAAGAAAATCCAGCACCACCAGAAGTAGCAGCAGCAGCAGCACCAGCTAATAAAGCATTTTGAAATATACCCATTATGCATATGCCTGTGAAATAATAGCCTGAATATCTCCACCTACACCATCGGAAGATGCAGATACAACTATGTAATCTAATCTATCTACTGCATTATCATCTGTAGATAAGGTAGGATCAGTCCCACCTATAAATTTCCAATCAGCATTATAAGCCATCGTACCACTACCTCCATCTTGAACTAAGAAAATACTTCCTGTTTGACCTGTTCTACATCCTGTAGGTTTAGCCAATGTATGTGCTGCCGTTACAGATGTAGAAAAGTTTTGTGCTGTACCAAATGCAAGAGATACAGAAGTTATACCATTAATAGCTGTGGCACATACAACGGCTGCTGCACTCTTGGTAAGTTGAAGTTGTCCTTCCAAACTACAATTACCAGATACTCTGACTGTACCAAGGAATCCTGCATTTCCTGTTATTGTAGCTGTACCAAGTAAATTCGTAGCTCCTCCCACACTTAATGCACCAGCTATACTGGCAGCACCTCCTATGGTGGTAGTACCTCCAACTGTCAGATTACCTACCAGTATCGAATTACCAGAGACACATACATCATCGTCAAATTCTGCTTTACCAGCTACTGTTAATGTACTTAGTAAATTAACTGCACCTCCAACACTTAATGCACCAGCTATACTTGTAGCACCTCCTATGGTAGTTGTACCACCTACAGTTAAGTTACCTACAAGTATTGTATTCCCTGAGACACATACGTCATCGTCAAATTCTGCTTTACCTACAACAGTTACTGTACCAAGGAAATTAGCAGCACCTCCTACACTAAGAGCACCAGCAATACTAGTTGCTCCTCCTATGGTAGTTGTACCTCCAACTGTCAGATTACCTACAAGTATCGTATTACCTGATACACAAACATCGTCATCAAACTCAGCTTTACCTACTATAGTAGCAGTACCACCAACTCCAAGATTTCCTGTAAGAGTTGTATTACCAGCTATGGTAACAGTACTGGCAAAATGAGCAGCACCTCCAACACTTAATGCTCCTGCTATACTTACAGCACCACCAATTGTAGTAGTACCTCCTACTGTTAGATTACCGACAAGTATAGAGTTACCAGAGACACAAACATCATCATCAAATTCTGCTTTGCCTACAACTGTAAATGTACCACCAACTCCAAGATTGGCAGTAAGAGTTGTATTACCAACTATTGTTGCAGTACCACCTACAAATAAATTTCCACCTACTGTAGCATTACCAACTGATATATTACCTTCAATTGCAACAGGAACATTACTAAGATTAGCACCATCACCATAAAAGGCAGAGGCACATACTCTAGCATTTGCAGCTTGTACATTTGTACCTGCAATTGTTACAGTACTGGCAAAGTTAGCTGCACCTCCTACACTAAGAGCACCAGCAATACTTGCAGCCCCTCCTATAGTTGTTGTACCTCCAACTGTTAAATTACCTACAAGTATAGAGTTACCAGAGACACAAACATCGTCATCAAATTCAACCTTGGATGCAAATGTAGCTGCACCACCTACACCTAATGTACCTGTAAGAGTTGTGTTACCAGCTATGGTTACTGTACTTGCAAAGTGTGCAGCACCACCTACGGATAATGTACTGGCAAGACTTACTGCACCTGCAACAGTAACTGTACTTGCAAAATGTGCAGCACCTCCAACACTAAGAGCACCAGCAATACTAACTGCTCCTCCTATTGTAGTAGTACCACCTACAGTTAAATTACCAACAAGAATAGTATTACCAGAGACACATACGTCATCGTCAAACTCAGCTTTACCTGCCACTGTTACCGTACCAAGTAAATTCGTATTACCTCCAACACTAAGAGCACCACCAATACTGGCAGCACCTGCTACTGTTGCTGTACCTCCTACAGCCAGATTACCAACTAGGACTGTATTACCAGATACACATACGTCATCGTCAAACTCAACCTTGGCAGCAAAGGTAGCAATACCTGTTTGTGCCAATGTCCCACCAAGAGATGTATTACCTGCTACATCAAGAGTACTTGCTAATGATGTTGCTCCTGATACACGAACCGTACCAAGAAAACCAGTAGCTCCTGATACAGTGGCTGTACTCAGGAAATTAACAGCACCACCTACACTAAGAGTACCACCAATCGTAGCATTACCTGTTATACGTAAAGCTGAAACAGAAGTAGCACCAGTAGCTGGAACATTTGTCAGATTAGAACCATCTCCATAAAAAGCAGAAGCACAAACTTTAGCATTAGCTGCCTGTATGCCAGTACCAGCTATAGTAACAGTTCCTGTTATATTGAGATTTCCACCTAAAGATGTATTACCTACAACGGATAAAGCTCCTCCTACACCAAGAGAATCTGCCATTGTAACGGCTCCAGCTATGGTGACTGTATTTGCCACATTCAATGTACTGGCAAGAGATACTGCACCTCCTACATTCAGAGTACTGGCAAGACTAGTTGCTCCTGCTACAGTTACAGTGCCAAGTAGATTAGTAGCTCCACCTACAGAAAGAGCACCAGCAACACTGACGGCTCCTCCTATAGTAGTTGTTCCACCTATGTTAACATTACCAGATACAGATACATTTGTTTTAAATGTACCAGCACCTGAAACTGTTACGGTACTTGCAAAAGTAGCTGCACCTGTTCCTTTGAATGTACCACTTACGGATACATTACCAGCTACATCCAAGGTACTTCCCAGACTTACTGCACCTGTAATAGTTGTGGTTCCACCTACTGCAAGATTCCCTACAAGTACAGTATTACCACTTACACATACGTCATCGTCAAATTCTACTTTACTTACAAATTGAGAAGTTCCACTTACATAGGCATTTCCAACTACGGATATATTACCTACACATACATTCCCACCTACACTAGCATCAACTCCTGATAAATTAGAGCCATCTCCATAAAAGGCAGAGGCACATACTTTAGCATTAGCTGCCTGTACATTTGCACCAGCTATGGTTACTGTACCAGCAATACTTACATTTCCAGATGCAGCTAAAGAACCTACAACATCCATTCTTCCAGTTGCTTTTACTGCATTCGTAGCAACCATAAAAGAAATATTAGTTCCATCTCCAGTTTGAAGTTGGGTAAGAGAAGCACTTACACCTCTATTAGCACTAACACCTAATTTTACGATCTGCTTATAGGTATCTGATATTTGTCTTCCAGTTAATGTACTCATATTGTTTGCCACCATCTATCTTCTGCATCCCAATTATTAGTAGCAGCTTCCCAATTAATTTGTCTGCCACCAGTATCAGGACGAGGGTTACGTATCATTGGATTATCACTTACATCAGGAACCTTGTTTAAAGGACTATTCTTTAAATCATATGCTCCATCAAAATCTTGTGGGCATACCAGCATTCCATAACTATTTAATCTCATAACTCTATGTGGATACACAAATCCACATGTATCACACATTGCTAAAGCATTTTTATTACTTGCCATTTTATATTGGACTTAATCTAGGTTTTAAAAATAAGTTAGCTCTTTGTCGATCTTCTTCCAGTGCTCTCCCTAATAATTCTTCATAATTAGCTTTTAACATTCCTATACGATCTCCTTCTATACCGGGAGTCTTCATGGAAAGATAATAGGAAAGACCACAAGTAAGAGGAGGAAGAAATCTTTTTGGAAGATCTGCATTTTGTTCTGCTGATCTATTTACATCTTCCAATTCTCTTACTCCTTCTACATTAAGAATATCAGTTGTATTCTCAGGAATAGGCCATACCAGAATAGTAGGATTATCTCTATTTCTTTTTATGGTAAATTGACTTGGCCTTCCAGTTTGCTTCTTATTAGGAATAATTTGATATTCTTCAAAACTGATTCGTTGTAATTGTAAGTCAGTATCATCTCTTCGTAATACTACTTCCAATGCATCTAAAGTATCACTTGATAATGCATAGGAAGTAACACTTGTCGAAACTGTAACTAGTGTAGTATAGGTAGTCCAAAGAAGTATACCTCTGTTCTGCCAATCTTTCAACATTAGATTAATAGAACGACGAGCAGATGCAGGAGTATGACCAAGGGTTTGTTCACCCCCGATCATCTCCGTAGCCTCTTGGATCACCTCATCTATATCTAAGTTAAAGTTAAATGTTCCTGACGTTGCCATTTTAAACTATTTCTTTTTACCATGATTATGGTGATGTTCACCCATAAAGATACCAACAACACCTGCTACACCACATGCAAGCATAGCAACAGTCTGCCACGGACCGATTGGTGAAATAAGACCAATCATGGCAAGAATAGCTGCCATTGCTGCATACGATGAAGGCTCTTTAAATCTACATATAATATGATTCATGTTTTTCTCCTTCTACTTTTTGTTTTCTTTTTAACTTTTGTGCCATACTTCTTCTTCCACTCATCATAAATCTTACGTTTATTTTTTTTAAGATACTTCTTTTGTTTCTCAGATTTAAAAGGCACACTACTTTACATGAATATTTGGAACACTCATGTCCTCTGTCTTGAATGATTTCCCCTTTTCATAACTTTCATTTGTTACGACAGGATGGGGTGTTCCTACAACATCTGGTCCTTTTCTGGCTGCACCATAGCCTTGACCTGTAGGTTTCCCATTGATCTTTTCCAGATCAGGGGGATTTTTTAATAATGTATGTGGTCCCATTTCATTCTCCTTTACTAAACTTTTCCACCAGCTTTGTAACCATGCATGATCTTCTTCCCTCTCTTACGAGAAACAATACCACCCTTTTTATTATTTTCCGTTTTATCTAGTGCTCTTTTTAAAGCTTCCCTTTCAGAACCAGTAAATTGTCTTAGAATAGCTAAAGGATCAAAATCTGTTGGTTCTTGTTCTTCAGGTACTCTTAAATTAGTATTAGCCATTATACTTTTCCTCCTGCTTTGTAACCCTTCATAATTTTTCCACCACGTTTCTCAAGCTCTACATCAAGCTTAACATCTTCTAAAGTAATACCTTCATATCCTCCAGTTTTTTCAAATTCTTCCCACTCTTTTTCAAATTCTTCGATAGCTCTTTCTGTCTCCGTTTTTGGTTTAGACATATTCTATCTCCTACTAATCATATCCTTGGGCAACTTCAAAGTTTCCACCCTGCCACTTCTCAACTTTACCACCACTCCTACGAGATACTTTGCCACCTGTTTTTCTATCCCAATTTACTCCAAAAATATCATCATCTTTTTTTCTTTCTTTTTCTCTTTCATTTTCATCTACTATTTGTTTTAATTTCTCTCTTGCTTCTGGACTATAACGAGGAACAGTAGGACCAATAGGTTTTTTATAAACTTGTCTAGCTAATGGTTTCAATGTTTTTGTTGTTACTGGTGTTCTTTCTCTAATAGATGCTTGCCTTGCTGCTTTTCTTCTTTTTAATTGTTCTTTTGCTGCATCAGATAACATTGCCCTGCCTTTTTGTGTCTTTATTCCAAAAGGAGTTTCTTTAGCTTTCCTTTTTCTTTCTCTTGCTCTTTCGGCTCTTTTTGATCCTTCTGCAACAGCACTATAAAGACGAGTAGATGGACCAGTTTCTGTAGCTCTTGCCCGAAGTTTTTCTAGATTACTTCTAGTACTTTTTTTTGTAGGTGTAGTTGTAGTTGTTTTCTTTATTATTTTACGTTTTGGTTTATCTTTCCTAGCAGCTTCATAGGTACTGGATATATCTTCATATTTTTTTGATTTACGTTTAAGTTTAGAGATATCTGTTCCTTTACCAGTTTGTTGAGAAACACCTCCTATACGTCTACGAATTATTCCATTATTCTTTGCCATTATTGTGCTCCTTGTAATACGGTATCTGGGCCTCCCACTGGATTACGGGGATTCTCCATGTCATCCTGTCTCATACGTCTGGCTTGATTTCTCAAAGCATCCACTGAATTTGTATAACTACTCTCCCATACTTGTACAATATCCCAACTCTTGGTAAACTTGGAGGCTTCTACCATACAGGCATTGAATAGAGCATTATAGGCT